AATTCTATTATTTAATTGTGATTAGGAATCAGATGCTGCATCTGCATAAGCAACTGCATCAAGCTCTTCCCATTGTAGACCAAAGCGGACGAATACTGTGTATTCAATTGTATCCTTCTTTGGCTTGTATTCACGGTTTACCGTGATATCACGCTGGAAGCCCCAGACACGGTTCTCAGGGAATGTCAAATCGACATATCCTGCTGGATAGTAAGGAACTTCCATTACATCCACGCCGAGAACACGGGTGGTACGAGAACCACCGAATGTTTGGCCAAGTCCATCAAGGTATGCTTGACGGTTTGCTTGTGTGCTTCCTGGTGTTTGTCCAGCAATCGCTTCAGCAATAGCATCAGCGAGTGTACCGTTATTCTTAACGATACCCTGGAATGCGTCAGTACCTGCATAGAACTTAAGATTGCTCTTAAGTGCACGATACTTACGTGGCATTGCAAGAATGATATCTTGCATTACATCAGGAGTCCACTCGTTATCAGATACAGTAACATCTGCTTCGTGAGCATCGTTACCTACTGTACCACGAGTTTGCTTAATAAAGCCAGACATGATTGAAAGGAATGAGCCTGTTGCTCCGTCACCGTTAATCGCAAGATCTTCAATGTCATTAGCGAATGCATTGGTCATCAAGCGAACGAGACGGTCTTCAAGAGCAGCCCCTTCAATATTGTCTTCTAGAGACTCAGTAGAAACTTCCCAGTCAAGACGAATCTTTTTGGTTGTTAGTTCTACCTTTGTAAATGTTGCGCCAGCATTTGTGTATGCGTCATCTGCTTGTGCAGCAGCACGAATAACACGCTCACCAACGTTGACCTTTTCGATCTCCATGGTGTTTGCTCGCATTGTAACTCTACGACCATCTTTGGCGAGAACTGTTGCATCCCACACATAGTCAATAAAGCGACGAGCCTGTTCTGGTGCCAAGATACCGCCAGAGGTACCTGTTGGGTTAACTGCGTTTGCTCCAGTTGTGACACCGAATGCTCCGCCAGTCACGTTACCTAGTGACTCTGCAGGAGAAACGTTACCGTCTGGACTTGTTGCAGTTGCACTTCCAATACCACCAGATACGAAAGCACCTGCTTCAGCAGCCTTAATTAGTTTTTCTTGTTCCGACATATTGTTCACCTCCGTTTGGTTTTTAGTTAAATAGGTCGGCATTTGTGAGGAAACGTCCGCCCCATAGGGATTTTTGAACTGGTCTTTCAACCAATTCCTGTACGATCTCGCCTAGATCGCCAGACTTGCGGAAGGCTGTGTCTGCTTCTACTGCATCAACACGCTTTCCAAATTCATCGAAAGAACCCTTTACTTCTTTTACCTCACTTGCTACAGATTTTACTTCACCTGTAACGGCTTCAAGGGACTTCGTAATTGCAGCAACTGTGTCCTGCATGGACTTAACGGTTGCAGCAAGATCGCTCAAGGCATTAGTTAGAGAGTCTTTGATATCAGTTACATTCTTTGCAATATCTGCAACTGCATCTTCTGACTTCTCTACAACTTCTTCTGTAGAAGCAACAACATCATCAGACTTTGCAATTTCTGGTTCTGTGGCAGCGTCTGTGACAACTGCTTCTGCTTCTGCTACGACTTCTGCTGTAGCCTCTGGAGCAACCTCAACATTTTCAACAACTGGTGCTGCATCAGCAACTGGTGCTTCTGCAACAACTGGTGTTTCTTCTGTCATAGGATTTTCCTCCTTTGTCATCTTAATTGTCCTAATGCCTTTTGCACTATCAACTAAGAACTTTACTGTTTCTATATCATTTTGATCTTCTACAAAGCCAATATTCTTCATAGAACAATTGCATGATGGGCAACTTTCATCATTATCTTTTGAAAGTCTTACAATGTCATCAGAACTGCACCAATAAACATTATCTACCACCGCTTTTGCTAAAAATCCGCCTAGCTCTCCCTTTTCAATAGAAATTACATTTGCGAATTGATTTGCTGGATTGTCAACAAGTGACAATTCATGAAGTTCGTATTCTTTAATGACACGTATTGTTTTTTCCATTTTGTCGTCGTACTCATCATCAAACTTTTTGATGTTTCCTCCGATAGAAAATCCAGTAAGCGTACCATCAAGAACTTTTTCCCAAGTATCTTGTGCACCTTTGGAAACGTATGCAGATACA